GCGGCTGATTCTGCGCGCATATACGGCTTACTGGAGTATATATGTATTTGCGCCGTGCAAAATTTGAATCTGAGACATTAAATGTATCCTAACATTGCATCCCGCATATATTGAAAATTCAATGTCTATTTTTGACCAAATTTGCAACTCATTTGCTGAAAATCATCCATTCAACAAGAAAATAGTGGATATGATTCAGGACGAGAATTTAACAGTACTATTATTTGGTGCGGCGGTTGAATCTGCAAGTTCTAGCCGACGAAATTTGATATTCAATCCAATTCCACCAATGTTCGTTCGTATGGCGACGGGGCTTCCCGCTGACACAATTATTGCGGAATACATAGAATTATTATGTGATACTGGCTGCAGGAGATCTATGGATAAATTTAATACTTTAGTATCTGAGGATGCGAAAAATTATAAGCTGCTTGACAAAATTCTCAATCATTTGAGTTCTCTTGGAGGAGTGGCGACATATGTAAAATTTGTGAGATGCAAATATGATTCGTTCATTGAATGCAATTCACCGGAATCAGCTGCGCAATTGGACAAAACAATAAATGATAACAGTTTGTGCGATCATATCATGGCGGCGAGTACGAAAGATCAATATGCAAAATTATTATTTGATTTTATGCGATTTTCGCTAATGAACAATAAGTTAACACTTCAAAGAAATGATATTGTTATTGGAGATCCAACTGTAATAAAATCTACTGATAGTGATGTTTGTATTGACAAAAAGCATGTTTATACATTTCATCAATATGAAGTAGTGCATACGAAGGAAACTGAACTTGAATTCTTGGAAAAGACCAAAATTAATGACAAAAAATTGCCTGTGAGTTGTTTTCTATTTCATGGAAGCAAGAGGGAAAATTGGTATTCTTTGATGTGTAATGGAATCAAAGTTGCGTCGGGTACTCCTTTAATGACAACTGGGGCCGCGTATGGCAAAGGAGTATATGCATCCGATGCTCTTTCAGTGAGCTATAGCTACTCTAGCACATATGGCACACCATTGCCCCAAATTACAAAGAAACCATCTGCCTCAGCTCTTAAAGAAAACTTAGTCGTATACGAAAATCTCATTGCAAATGAAAAATTGGCCGAAAATTCATTATCAAACAACCAAATTATCGCAATTTATGAAATTGTAGGCGAAAAAGCTGTTTATATGAAAGCGACAGGTTATTATGTGATTCCTGATGATTCGTTGCTAATAATCAGATATCTGATCGCCATACCTGCAAATTTATCGCAAATAGTTACAGAGAAGACTGTATCTGATAACATACTAAATTCAGCATTTACTCGCGGATGTGTGATGCGGGAAACATTGCGGCGAACAATGGTTGGATGGCGTCGACGTATCAAAAACGACTTAAAAACAGCTATGAAAAACCCACAATTAACGATTTATGTGAATGCGACAGGTGCAAATGGCGATCTTGAACAATATAATCCAAGAAAACGCAATGCGGGTAAAATACTAAAATCTGCAGCATCCGCGCCTCATAAAGTGGAATTTACTTTCAAATATGATTGTGGCGGGACAATCGCACCAGATGCAACCGCACCAGATGAATTTTGGATGAAGACTACATTTCCTTTGAACTATCCATCATCTCCACCAATTTGCATAATTAATGGCAGGTCTGTTTATTCCGACTGGACATTGAAAACTAAACTTGACGAATATGTATGTGGGATCGCGCTTGCAAACTTATGAATTATATTACCAATTTAACACACAAAAATTGGTCTGCAAACTATATGTATGTAGAACGTAGCTTCGTTACCAAAGGGAGCGTATAGTATATATTTTTTTCTTTTCAAAATCGTATCCATGTTAATATTGGCATGCATATATCATCATACTCTGACACATATCAGAGGCCATATAGTAGCTTTTATGGTCATGTTTTCGAGCTGTTTTTGCTGCCCCTGAATTTTCATTAAAAGAAAAAATTGAATCTAGTATACTGTTACTATACACTACTAAGATCGAATGTCCACAACTACACCAACCCCGGCTGAAGCCACCGTTAAGAAAGTCACCAAGAAGGCCCCTCATGAAACCTTTTGCGCCGCCCCTAGGGTTCGCGCAATTATTGAGAAGGGAGGAGCCGGCTCTATTAATGCCAAGGCTTCTCGCAGCATTGCTGAGCTTAAGGCTGAGATTGCTCCCGATGTTGAACAAGAAGGATTTCTTAAGTCCGGAAAGAAGGTCGTTAAGGATGCTTCTGGAAAGCCTGTGAAGAATGCCGATGGTACCGTCCAAGAGGCAGCTCTCACTGATGCTGAACGAACTACATATGATAATGCTCGCAAGGCTTTCTCGGCCCGCCGAGCAGAGATTGATGCCAATATTAAGCTGTTCCGCGGTGCGAAATACCGCATCAGCAGCGGACTTGCCGATCTCCTCGCTGCATATACTGATGACGCCACTACCGAACTGTTCCAATTCGCATTCGATATGTGTTTGCTCAATGGAAAGAAGATTGTTCTCCCGTCATTCTTCATTGGAGAGGGCATTGAGAACCTTATGTGGTACCAATTGGTTAGCCGCACTGCTGCATGGAGGAAACTTGCCTCCACTAAGGATTATGAAGATGCAGAGGCCACACCTGCTACCGCGGGTGATAAGAAGGCGAATACCGGAAGCATCGAATTCTGCATTCGCAAGCTTGTTAAGGAAATGATTTCCCCGCTTGTTACTAATACTTCTGGCACTGTTGTTATGGAGCAAAAGGAGAAGAAGCGCAAGGGACCTGATGGTGCTGAGGTTACTGATCTTGTTTGGGCTGCCAAGCGTGATTCTACCGGTAAATACGGCCAACTACGCCTATCCAACCGCGCTCTTAAATTCGTTGGCGATTTGGTTGTCGAACTATATCAAATCATTGCCGCTCAATTGCTTCTCCGCCTACGAGTGAAGACTATCACCGCTGATGACCTTAGCGATGTTGTTCAATCCGCCCTTGATTTGGGACTTCCTACTACTCAGGACTTCGTGTTTGGGCAAAAGGATGTTGTTGATCCTGAGGCTCGCAAGACAAATGCTGCATTGCCCGCTGATCAGCGCAAGAAGGAGTCTGAATTGCCAAAGGTCAGGTCTAAGACTGTTGATGTTGTTACTACTGTTGTCGGCAGCCGTTTCGCCCGAGTTGAAGATCGTATTCGCCCATGGAGGACTGCTTACGATGCTCACCAAGCTGAGCGCAAGGCTGTTGCTGAGAAGGCCGCTGCTACCAAGAAGGCTGCTGTTGCTGCTGCCGTTGGCAAGTAGATGTTAATTCCGCACGCAATATGCAATACACTGCAATCATATAATTTTAAAAACTCATAAAATCCATAAAAAATAAACAATATCTTTTTTCATTTCGTGCTTCGCACGAACGCTCGCTAGGAAGATCTTCGATCTTCCGTCGCTTCGCGGCTTCGCTAAACAGAAAATTTGTTGCGTGGGTTATGGTAATTAAAACTGAATTTGGGGATACTGTATATTATGCGGTGCCGCCACACACAGATATGAGTTCTAACAAAAATCGGCCTAAATGTGAACACGGAAAACAAAAACGCAACTGCAAAATATGCGGAAAGGTGTATTGTAAACATGGAAAAAATAAATACAGATGCAAAGATTGCGGTACAGGGCAATGCGAACACGGAAAACAAAAGCGCAACTGTAAAATATGCGGAGGGGTGTATTGTGAACATGGAAAATGGAAACATAGCTGTAAAGAGTGCGGCACAGGTTTGTGCGAACACAGAAAAAATAAATACAGATGCAAAGATTGCGGTACTGGACAATGTGAGCATGGAAAATGGAAACATCATTGCGGGGTATGTGGCAAGGGATATTGTGAACATGGAAAATGGAAGCATAATTGCAAAATATGTAGCAAGGTGTATTGTGAACATGGAAAATGGAAGCATAGCTGTAAAGAGTGCGGCAAAGGACAATGCAAACACGGAAAAAATAAATATAAATGTAAAGATTGCGGAACCGGACACTGTGAACACGGAAAATGGAAGAACCGATGCAAAATATGCGGAGTGGGATTACGTGCGCATACAATGGATAGCAAGGGCATCCAGTCAAAGAGGCAAAAAATAAATAATGACATTGCCGATTTGATTGCGGAAGAATTTGCGTACCCAAAAACTCCAGATGGCGGATGGGTCTTACCTCCCCCAATATTTGAATAGAAATAAAAAACACCGGACAGTGGATGCTATTTTTTGTAAATTGGTGGAGGAGGTAAAATCCATCCGCTATCTGGAGTTTTTGGGTACGTGTATTCTTCGGGAGCCAATTCAGCATCGATATTATGGAATACTTTTTGTCGTTTTGATGGGATATTTTTGTTATTAGTAGGATTACATTCTCTGCATCTGTTTTTCAATTTTCCATGTTCGCAGTGTTCAGTACCACACTCTTTACAGTATCGTTTGGCTTTGCCGTGTTCACAATGTCCCGTACTGCATATTTTGCAATGATGTTTCCATTTTCCATGTTCACATTGTCCAGTACCACAATCTTTACACTGATATTTCCATTTTCCGTGCTCGCAGTGTTCAGTACCACACTCTTTACAGTATCGTTTGGCTTTGCCGTGTTCGCAGCGTCCGGTGCCACATTCTTTGCAATTATATTTCCGTTTTCCGTGCTCGCAGTGTCCGGTACCACACCCTTTACATTGACTTTTTCGTTTTCCATGTTCGCAGTATCCGGTACCACATTCTTTACAGTATCGTTTGTCTTTGCCGTGTTCGCAGCGTCCAGTGCCACACTCTTTGCAACTATATTTCCGTTTTCCGTGCTCGCATTGATATGGTTTTTCGTAAAGCGTATTCATACCACGAATACAGAACACCATACACATACTAAATTCAATTTTTTACGTGTATCCAAGGTGTTTCAACATGCTTAAAAATTCCACAATAAACACATCAACGTCACATTTAGAAGTCATATCGCCCAATGATATTCTTAATGTCCCTTTTTTTATTTCATCACTCACGCCCATTTCCGTTATTACATGACTCGCTTTCGAATTGGATGTATTGCATGCACTGCCTATGCTCACAATAACCCCTCTTTTTTCTAATTCCGCTTTCATTTTACCATTGCAAACTTCTCCACGCATTGGCCGTATCACACTCATTAGTAAAGTTCCGGGCAAGTATCTTTTTTCACACGTAGATATGAAAATAATCTCTGCGGCATCGCTGTTTTTTAATGACAGATTGCTATTTAAATACTCTTTGTATGTTCTGCAAACTACATATTTGCTAAGCCCCTGCATTATATATTGTTTTAATTCGAGCATTCGCGCGTTCTTCGCGGCTCTACTGTCCGCAGAAATCAAAAATCCCTCATAAGCAGCTGCAATTCCCGCTATGTTTTCTGTGCCACCGCGCATTCCATCATTTTGTGTGCCACAGATCTCGGATTCGAGCCGGAGTTTATCTAAAACACGTTTATTGATAACAATCGCCCCAACGCCGGTTGGACCATGCATTTTATGAAATGAAATACTGAACGCATCAATAACTACATTTCCATTCACAACCGGGCGCAGAAGGAATTTACTAAAACTCTGTACGCAGTCCGTATGAAATACCGCGCCATGTGATTTTGCCACGGCTGAAATAGCTTCAATATCATTAATTGCCCCTGTTTCGTTATTTGCCTGCATTATGCTTATTAGAATAGTGTTTGGCCTTATGTTCGATTTTACATCCTTCGCGTGAATAAATCCGAATTTATCCGGCCGAATAAGTGTTAATTCCGTACATCCGCGTTTAGCTAATTGAACAGCGCAATTAAGAATAGATTTGTGTTCCACAGATGATAGAATGATGTGAGGCGGTGTTTTATTTTTCGCATCGCGCGAATAGTTGCTATTATATGATTCAACGACGGCACGAACAAACATATTATTTGATTCGCTTGCGCATGATGTAAATATTACATGATAAAGCGCTCGCTCGGAAGATCCTTCGGATCTATCCGTCGCTTCGCGCGCAGCCCATTTTTGGTTTTTATTTTCCGATTTATCATCGGGTTCATAGCTCTTAAAATCGCATTTCGTAGCCAAATCCCGGCGGAAACATTTCATTAACTCCCTGCAATCTTTCGCCGATTTATAGTCGGCAGACGGATTCCCTTTATTTATCCATTCTACCATTCTTTGCACCACTCTTTGCGGCATAAGTGTAGTTGCATTATTGTCTAAATATACCACTTTCTTTCCAGTACTACACTCCATTAGTTTGCAATGCTACGCAATGTATATTTATCATATAAACATACTTCTGCTCACAAAATATAATGTTAGCAGAATTTTTAACAGTAGCTTCATTCGTTATAGTTGCATTTTGCATTAGAATTTTATTCTATTTCGAAAACGCGGCTAAGAATGCGAATAATCTCCGCGGCAATATGCGTGGATACACAGTGTTTATGTATGGACCGCGAACAGGCTATGCATCCATCATTGCGGATATGATATGTAATTCTCTTGTCACAAATGGCGGCGGTGGTAGACGAAAATGGAAAGTAGTGCATCAACACGATTATTACAAATCCGAAGAAGAACTACAATCCACAAAAGAATGCTGTGGGGTGGTAGAAAACAACGGAGAATATCAAGAATATAATGTTTATGATTCTGTCCGGGCCCTTGATATTTCAGCGCTGAATATTGCTATAGAATCATATGCACGAATGGGGGTGAATGTTATTGTAGAGGGGCATATTGTGACTCCCTTGCGTGGAATTTATGCAAATTCTCCTGAAATCATTATTCAGCAAAATAAGGAGGCGCTTTCCGCACTGCATGCGTTCAAAAGTACTATCGCTGGAATTGAACCAACGTGGTATGAAAAAATATTAGATAAATACACATTGCCAAATTGGAATGTTAGTTGCGCAATTTTAGACAGCAATAAGAACACCAACCGTGTAATGATTGTAGCAGAGGCGAATGGACATTCGGTAGAATCTGTGATCTCTACACTGTATCTCTCTATCGCTGAATATTTTCGGAGGATATGCGAACAAGACAATATTCGCAACCCGGACCGCGTTTTCACCACGGCATCACTTTTCAAGTAAAATTTCTTTGGATGCACAAAAGCGTCCCGCATCATGATTTTTTCATTATTGTTTGCGAAAACAATCGTGCGCGGCAATACACGCAAACGTATGCTCATCGCACACTTCTTTTGATACTGATTCAAACTCTCCTCCGCATATTGTGCATGTAAACTCTATATCTTCCAACGATATTAGTTCGTCATATGATCCATCACCATCTATTATTAAACGACGACTGCTTTCAGTATCTTCATCACTACTGGTTATAAGTTTCATGATGCCGTTATAATTTGGTTGCATGTATATGGATATAAAAGTTGGCATCCATATTTTGTATTCTCCGATTTTTAATAAAACACTTTTATCACCCACGGACACAATTGACGAGTCGTTTGAATGTACATTATGAATGTCCAACATATGAATTTTCACTGAAGTTATCAATTCTTGCCATATTCTATCATCACACATGTTTAACTTATCACATAGTCCGCAATGAATGAGATAACTAACGCTGCCATATTTGTGGGATGTTGTGCAATAATAAATTGTAATAAATTTACCTAAAAATGGGTTCATTTTCCCATCGTAAGTTATCAATTGTAATTCTTTATTGCAAGCCTTGCAAAACAATCCAGATCGCCAACTAAAACGTGTAATAGGCATACTTGACAACACTAAAAAAGTGGAATTCATTTTTATTCGCGTGACGCTCCCTACGGTCGCTACGCGGCGCTCGGCTTGGGGATCGAAGATCCCTGCGCCTTCGCGGCTGATTTTGTATGCAGAGAATATAATAGCATTATGCACTATAATGCGCCAATATGCATTCATTTAAATGTTCCTCAAATATTTCTTTCGACACAGAATCAAAATCCTTTCCGCATATAGTGCACGCATATTCTAAGTATTCTATTGATGTCAACTTAAACCTGTTATTGTGTGTGTGTTCGTAATGAGAAAGTTTTTCATCGTTTCCGCCATCTAATGCATCTATGGCATCTTCAACAATATTTGATTGAACATACATAGAAATAAAATTGGGCAATGATACTTGCATCCCATTTGCGAGAATTGTGTGATCATGATCGTTTACGAATAAATAGCAATTCGCATTGGTGTGTATGCCATGTTTTTCTTTTAAATGATCTTTTATATTTTGCGTGTAAATATCCCACCTAGGGCTATCATTCTCGTACAGAGTTTTACATAAACAACAATAAATGTAGTATATGATTTTAGAGTGTTGTTTGATATTTATGCAACTGCATAATAAATTAAATTTACCCATAATCGCTCCAGAATAATCAACAACTAATCTTGTGCATTTACTGCCGCACCCGCATACTACCACTTCCCCCAGATGCTTATAATACTGCATGTTGATTTATTTAAAAAAGTAGGATTCATTTTTCGCGTAATGCTCCCCCACGACCCTAAAGGGTCGTGCCCTTCGGGCGGTCGCTTCGCGGCTGATTTTGGATGCAAGGAATTGTACACTACTATTTGCTATTATGTGCTGATATGCATACACGAATATGTTCTTCGCATATGTCCTTCGATATAGAATCAAACTCCCCTTCGCATATTGTACACGTAAAATTTAACCATTCAAACGGAAGATTTGCAATCACGTCACGATAAACTACATTTTGATCAAAACGAATTACTAATTCGCCGTTTGTATATTTTAACAAATCAGAAACATTTGATTGCATAAATATGGATATAAAATTCGGCAATATAAAATGTACCACGCCATCAGATGTTCCTATTCCATGATATTCATCTTTCCCAACAGATTCATAGCGATAATTGTTTGAATGTATTTTATGTTCTCGTTGTAAATGGTGTTTGATTTTAATAATAATATTTACCCATGATAAACTGTCACAATCATAGAAATCACTGCACAGCTTGCAACAAATAAAAAGTTTTCCTTTGGAATGGTACCTGGAATTAGTGCAAGAATATATATCACTAACCCCACAGATTAGCATATCTGCATCACGTATATGATATAATAATCCTTTGCAGTATTCGCATCGCTTATCATTCGTATTCGTCATGAATTATTAATACTAAAAAAGCGAAATTCATTTTTTTGTGCTTCGCACAAGCGCTCGCTAGGATTTGATCGCTCTTGCTCCCTACGCTCGCCACGATCAAATCCGTCGCTTCGCGACGGATTTTGGATGCAGAAAGTCATGCATTACAATGCGCCAATATGCATTCATTGACATGTTCTTCAAATATTTCTTTCGACACTGATTCAAAATCCTCATCACATATTGTGCATGTAAATTTTAAGGATTCTATTGATAATAATCTGAAATTATTATCTAGTGTGTCGTCATAATTCAATAATTCTTCGTTGTCAATCTCGGCCGTGAAATTTTCGATAGCATTAGATTGAACATACATAGAAATGTAATTGGGAAATATTATTTTTCGTCCGATTGCAAGTATTGCATGTTCAGTTTCTTTTATAAACACATAATATTCTTTGTTTGTGCATATTTCATGTTTTTCATGCATATGGCATTTTATTCCACGTATCAACTCATTCCATGTATTATTGCATTGCTTTTCTAATTCTCCGCACAATCCACAATGAGTATAATGAATTACATCTTTATGATATTTAATGTCCGTACAAGAGTACAATGTAATAAATCTTCCCACAACAGCATTATTAATGTCTCCATCTCTATTTTCTAATTCCGCGCCACATCCGCACACAACATCAGTTGGATGTGGAAAACGTTGCATATCGATTTATTCAAAAAAGAGAAATTCATTATTTTTTGCTGCGCAAAAACGCTCGCTAGGATTTTGTACACATGCAGTGTGTGCGGATATTATTTGCTACTATGCGCTGATATGCACGCACGAATATGTTCTTCACATATATCATTATTAATCGAATCATATTCCATTCCACATATACTGCAGCTATAATTCAAAGTAAGAATATATTTTTCTGTTGATCGATTAGCTTGTATAGTTTTGTCTAACATTTCGGTAAGCGGACACATACCTATTTCATTTGACCAATATTTGGCAATTTTGGTAATATCATCTTCTAAATTCATAAATACCATGAAAACCGGAATATGAAACTCGAGCTTGGTTTCGCCCCATTGATATTCATCATACTCACGAGGGACGACAAGACCAATGATGTTTGCCGCGAAATGAAATTTTAAATTATTAGATGTTTGTAATTTACGCGAACACACTCCATTATGCAAATGATTAATTCTATCATCTTGATATAAAAACTTGGATATTGTTTTTATACCACACAAATTACAAAAATATCTCCATATACCACATCTAATACATCTGTATGCGCTAAACGTGCCGAATAAATTATTTTCTCGAAGACAAATTCTGCCGCAATGTATGCATGGTAAATTGATATTCATTCGGCATATATGTTTTCCGTGCTGAAATTCAATATTTTAGCGGCGCGTGAATTTCCAATTAAAAACAATGCGGCGACACCATTAATTTGCATCAAAATCATAAATAGACGCGAAATAATGATGTCCGCGCCGTATTTCTAATTGATAATTCACACGTACTTTTCGCACCGAACATTTGCCGCAATGCATAATTTAACATGCTCTTCGCATATTTCTTTGCTTATTGAGTCATATTCATCGCCACAAATACTGCACGAATAATTCTCCCCCATGATAAAGTTATTTATTAAACCAAATTCTTGATGCACATTTTCGTAAAATATATTATTTTTTAACGCATCTTCCAAATAATCACGTGTGTATTCCGGATTGACAAATCCTGCCATATATTGAGGAATACGTATCTTGCGATCATTACCAAAGTCCATCACCTTTGTCACCTCGCCGCCATACAGAAACATATTGGAAAATTTAATTTCGCGTAATTTGATAGAATGATCCCTCATAAAATCAGATAATTCAGTTTCCATCCACAATGAGTCGTATCTACACTCGCCAGATATTTTACAAGTATATAAATCATCGTGGTGGTATGGCATGTATTCACATCTAAATATATTCGCCATTAGTTTGTAAATCAAGTAATATTCTTTTTCAGAGGAAGTTAATTCCATCCGATGTCCGCAATCACAAAACTCAACATTCATTGCACAGAATACGTTTGCTAACAAACGATATAATACAAGTGATGAAAAAATCAATATTTTGTGCTTCGCACAAGCGCTCGCTAGGATTTTGGCGCTCTCGCTACGACCCTGAAGGGTCTGCCCTTCGGGCCCTGCGGTCGCCGCGCCAAAATCCGTCGCTTCGCGGGAATTCATGTCTATTCGCTACGTTCTACATGCGCATCGCTCACTGGCTGATCTCGCAAACATATTTAGCGCACCGATAAATATGATCTTCGCATATTTCTTTGCTAATGTATTCATATTCCATCCCACAAATGCAGCAACTATACTGGAGTGTTGGTATGTATGCTTCCGTTATTTCATTCGCATTTTGTATGCCGTCCATATAATCGTGCGGGCAATTATCATCCTTCGCCTTTATCCACATCGCAGCAATATCATTGATGTCAAATTCTGGATTAAGAAATATTATGAAAACAGGAACATTAAATTGAAGCAAAGATGGGTATTTTAGTTTGTCGTCAGATATGTCCAGCGGAATACCTAACCAAGTAAATCCAGTACGAGTATGACTGAATTTTATCGTAGATTTTGGCAATTTATGTGTGTCATGTAAATGGCGTATTCTATCATCATGTGTTTGACTTTGCGATGCTGATTTATAATCATCACACAAACCACACGACCAGATATTAATCCAACACTTTTTACAAAAAGTAGAGTAAAATAATCCGCATAACTGTTTTCTCTTTTTTAATTCCGCCCCACATATCTTGCAGACAGGATTCATTCCAGAATTCATTCCAGAATTCATTCCTGGATACACATTACTATACTATCACGGAATTCATTTTTTACACTACTCTCCTATATGCATTTCGTATTTCATAGTAATGTGTATGCGGGCATATCACTTCCATATAAAAAATCAATTTTTTGTATTATGATCCACTTTGCCCATTAGTCTGTCGACTTCATTTTGCATGCATTGTTCAATATGTGATTTTAATATTTCTTCGCTGACGGTGTCGTAATTCATTTCACAAATGCTACATGAATAATTCTCTCGCATTAATAATTCCGATATAAATTTCCCATTTTCTTCTATATTGGTGACAGTGTTTGATTTGTCATTACCAATTATTATATCCGGTAAATGGTTTAAATCATTTTCATTGTCGACGAAGCCCACCATATATTCTGACATTGGAATTCTTACATAAAATGCTCCGCTAGAAAGTATCAAGAATGCAATGCCCAAATAAAAACCAAAATTCATGCGACTTACCGGGAGAGAATGAATCTCATGTAAATGATAAATAAATTCTCTTCCCCTGTCACCTGAAACGGATTGTCGACATACAGCGCAAACTGTTATCAATCTCCCTAATGGGGTAAGATGTATACAGTTAACAAATTTATTTATCGTGATTGGATTCTGCTTATCTTTCACGCGGGGAGATATCGATTCTGATCTACCGCAACTACAATCCGACATTTGGCTGCAATGATATTACTTTAGCGTGCCAGATTCAAATTTTGCAATGCGCACCCCGTGTATTGACGCGCGGACATAGTTAATTTGCATCAAAATCATAAATAGGCGCGAAATAACGATATGCTCGCCTTATCTCTAATTGATAATTCATGCCGCAGCGTAAATCAAAAAATTGTATGTATGATGCGGCGGCATCACTCCGTTCCCAAGATCATCCGCTCTGTAAGTCACGTAGCATCTTCACAAAATCTCGTCGCTCGACTTGAAATTGCCAGCCTCATTCTTGTACCTCAAAATGTGATATCTCGCTTCATATTTGCGGCCAATGCGTTGCAATCGCCCTCGCATCTGAATCTTCTTATGATTATCTTTGATGTCACACATTTCAACCATATCAGTAAACCCTTGCATATTCAAACTACTGCAGTTTACTTCTGAATTTACCAACAAAATTGCAGGTCTGTCTGTTGATTGAATATTATTGATAATGTTGTTAATTTGCATATCAGTCCCCTTCAAATTAACGTAATTCATCTTATGCTTCTCACAGAAATCCATGATCATTCGCAATGTCTCTGTAAACGGTGCGAAGCACAGAATCTTTATTGGAGTGCCTTCCGGAACGGGAGCATCATACGTACCTGGATCAATCATCCAGCGGTCCGGGTGGTCTTCCGTAGCAGGATAATAAAACATTTTCTCCTTGATTACTTGGCAATTCTCGGCCTTCTTGCCATGATAGATGCTCCAAATGGCCTTAAGTTTAGGATTATCTATTTCTGGAATGTCGCTGACATTCTCCACTTTCTCCTCCACAACTTCCTCGACGTCAGGCGCTTTTTCTGTGCCAAATCCCGTCATGATACTATTCATGTTGAATTCTGGGTTGATATAGATAATGTCTGTTTTGATGTTCAGTTTGCGATCGGGACATGCGGCACATTTGCCCATCAACATGTCTGCGTTTGTTTTGTAATCATGATATTGATGAATTTTGAATGATCCTTTGAAACATATTTCACAAACAATAATGCCGCAACATTTCGGAATGAAAATTCCAGCATCATCTGCCGCGAAATCATCACTATCGTCGCTGTCACTGCTGTCGCTATCACTGCTATCGCTATCGCTGCTAGCTTCGCTACTACTGCTCTCACCATCCCCGTCACTATTCTTAGATCCACGTCCAACCGGAAATTTGCAAATATCACATCGGCCAGATTTAAGATTTTCTTGGACTCTCTTAACAGCAGCACCATCATCTTCTTTTTTGCGTTCATATGTATTAATAAGGCGGTGGAGCTCATCCCCGAATGCGTTATTCATTCCTTGATATTTAACTAATTTAGATTGGTATTCAGGAAGAATATCGCCATCCTTATCAACAATTGCGGCTGCTGGTACTGAACTGTTCAAAACGCGCACATTCTCTTCGCGTTTTTTCTCTACTGCAGAAATCTTCACGACTTTAGTTCCCATTTCTACCAATTCTGCCTCAGAATATCGATCACGCGGATGTCGCGGTAGTATTCTGCCGTATCGTTCAATATATCGTCTCATAGCATACAATACCTGCAAAACATATTTACTGGAAATGTACGCATCATAACTCTTCCCAAGCAATCTAGCGAAGATTTCGGCCACGGATGTTGTTACCATGCCAATTTTCTCAGCCGCTGTTTTAATAGCATCACCGTTCAACGCCTCCATAATATCGTCCGCATTACCCATAACTCCCATCAAATGAATGTATTTATCATTTGGGTTGTCATAAACATACATATATTGTTTGTAATGAGGCAAATTCATGGATTCGTTCATATAATCCTTTTCGGCGGCACATCCAAATGTCTCACATGTAACGCGATCTCGAGGATAATCCCACATTCGCTCGTGCATGTTGCTACGGATCATATCCGTAAGAGAATTGTATTTTCCATCGCGTTTTGGTTCAATAAATGATCTTTCATCATTTGTTCCAGACACAAGTGTTATGTAATGTGCATTTAACCCTTTGGCTTCTTGGGCGAGTTTTACCGTATCGTAATCATCATAAATTGCACGCGGAAATGCGCATCCTTTCATGATAATATTTACGGCGTCCGTCATATTGTATATTTGACCATCGTGCATACGATTCGGTGCATCCGATGTAGATGCATCATTTGTGGTGGTGGTTGCGGGACCTGCATCCCCTTCCGCGGATCTATCTAAATTAAAACTAACACTTACGCTTGTGTATTTTACGAGGACAACATCATAATTATTAATGCTTCCGTCGAGGAATACAGATTGAAATTGTCTCAACGACCGTGCATCGCGTATGGTAAATACTTTTAAGCGAGGTGCGAATCGTTTGATTTCATTCAGAACCTGAATGAGTGGTTTACAAACATATGCACATGGATTAATCATTTTCTTGTATCTTGCCTTCATAATGGTTCTAAATTCGTTGAATTTTTCATGTTTATCCATCTTATGTTCATTCTCACCATTTCTTTCATAATGAGTACATTCCCAAGAATATCCAACTATGCTGTTGAGAATGCGCGGAATAATTTTCATTGGGCGAGGTTGCATTGCAATATAAACTATCACAATAGCAGTTTTGCCACTTCCGGGTGGTAACATAATATGCCCCGCATCCGACATCAATAATACAGGCTCCTTAGTAACAGAATTATATCGTTTGATGACCTCTTCATTATTCACTCGCATAAAGCGATTCTTATCGAGTTCGAATACCCGATACAAAATGGTCCTTTGATGCTCATAAAGTGCATGTTTGATCTCATCAGGTTCTTGAATTTTGGGATCACTCTCCTCGGCCTCTGAGTAATGTATAACTTCACGTGCAAGCATCTTAGCTAATAATTATATATTACCTAGATTCAATTTTACGCTACGCTCCCTGCGGTCGCTTCGCTACGTTCGCTAGGATTTGCGCAGCAAATCCGTCGCTCACTGGCTGGTCTTGTGCTCGAAACTTCCTCGCTGAGCAGCTGGCCTAAGGGGCTCTTTTCTGCTTTACGACAGGTTCTGTGTATAATGCTATGCAAACAGATATCTCCGCCTGCAAACCAATGCTATGTATTTGCCGTGGTGAAGTGTTTAATACATAATTTGTCATATTAATTATACGCGGTCTAATGAGTTCTGCCTCCGCAGCAATAATTATTGTAATCTTGATATTATTATTATTCTTTACGCATCCTTCTCAATGGAAATATGCATTGTTAGCTATTCCGGCCGGAATGATTATAAATCACTGTTTAAGCAAAGATATTACCGGAGGCGCTGGTAAACATGGTCTCAAATCTAAAAGCGTAATTTATTTTGCTGATTATCCCGAATTTAAGCCGAATTTAACACCAGCTGATATATTTGAAATGGGTAGTTTTGGCGGAACATATTGGAGACCTATACATTCCTCTATCACAGGAAAAGATTATAACAATAAACATTTAAAACACTCTTATCTGAAGAATATAGATACTAACAAAATGACACGTGATTTCGCAAATTATGATATTAATATAAATAAATATAAAGTTCATGTAGGACAAACGTTAGAAGAATGGGAAAAGAAAGGTTGGATAACTAAATACGATCCATATGGTTGGGTTCAATGGTATTGCAATTTTTATGACGGTAGAAGGACGCCTGATGACGAAAGGCAAATTAAACGATGGATTGGCATTGCTGGCGAAAAAGGGAGATTTAGGGGGTGGCTATTGAGTAAAATAAAAAAGAAATATCCAGGCGGTAGCGGGAAGGGATATGATGATTATTCAATATCTCCGGCAATTCGCCAAACTTTGCAACATTGGGCATATATATTGCAATAAATAACGATAATATGATCGCAGAGTCAGCCTCGAGGGCGCAAAAAATATTCGTATACAAGATCAGACGCGAAGCGACGGATTTGGCCGCGGCGACCGTAGGGAGCAAGAGCGGCCAAATCCTAGCGAGCGGGTTTGCGTAGCAAACAAAAAATTGAATCCGCCGTTCTCATATTGTATTAAGTTCACATTAAGCCTAAATGGAGAGTGATAACATAAATCAAGACGACCAATATTCTTATAGCATAGCACAACCATTGCCGGAATCGCAACCACCGCCGAAACCGAAATACATACCTCCTCAACTAAGAGGAAAAACTTCGTCTTCGTCATCAACGTATCCGGCATATGTATCGCCCGCACGATTATCTACCAGCAATCCAAATCATGTAAGATACAGTGAAGATTGGTCAACTATCGCAAGTCAATCAATATTTAGAGAAAGAGATCAAAAACCTCATGTTTCACAAATTACCGATGAAAGAATTTATGGAGAATATGTCGATCCGGATATTGTTGTAACTCTCGAATCAGTTGAAATGAATATTATGTATGGCCTCAAAGAAAAGATTTCCAACAATCACTTAATATATATCGAAGAAAAATTGTCTTTGGTACATGATCATACAGCTCATTCAAAAACTGTCGTGTCCTGTGCACATAAGGTGAAGGGAAAGAAGTTAGTGAAGGGATGTGCACTTTGTTTGCTAGAATATGAAGCACGGGGGAAATTGCGTCTATATTTATCAAACATGCATAACGGCACAAATGGAAGGGATAAAATATTCAGATGGCGGTGTGAAGCTTGCGGCAATGATTTGTTTGCGTCCAAACAGCAAGTATTATTCCTTGTGAACTCTCCCCTTTTCCAAGGAAGAATTGTAACAGAAAGACACGGAGAATATATTTCCAGTTGTGAATACCTTCATTCATGGTCTGTTTGGCGGCCGGAATACGTTCAACAAACTGTGCGAAGAATATTCGAAGTGGTGACCGGATATCCGAGTGAAGATGCTTGCCCTACAGCATCAATGATTTGTTATAATTCGAATGTTCCATTTGCGATATATATGCATGAGGCATTCCATGCTCCTGCAATAGAGCAACCAGACAATCTAAATAAACTTCACAATGAAGCTCATAGCTTCTGCATCGAAAACGGAAAGCATTTGATGATAGTAAAATCATTTCGCAAGCCTGACGACGATAATACATACCATATTAAACCTGAAACATTCATTACTTGTTTGTTTAATTTCTTGTTGGACAAACATCTTTTGCAACATAAATATGTTCCGAGAAAGGCAGAGACATACGAAAGGGAAGTGCAGATGAATAACGGGACAAATTATGCAAAAGACTCGTATTTTGATAATTTACGCGATTTTACATTTATGATTATGAGATTGCTGGAATCACAGGTGAATAATGGAATGTTATATTCGCCTAGGTCGGAATTAATTGGAAACAATGATGAATTCGTTGTCTTTCCTGGGGAGTTTTACTGATGCAGCTCCCGTAGGGAGCTGCATCCCGCTCGGCTCGGGGATCGAAGATCCCCTGCGCCTTCGCGTCTGGTTCTGCGCTCTGATCCCGCCAACAAAAAAATATATATTTTTTATTTACCCAAAAAACACAAGCAGTACTAGACTCGAAGCGACGGTGTTTGCTGCGGCGACCGTAGGGAGCAGTAGCAGCAAACCCTAGCGAGAGGCGGCGTAGCGACCGCAGGGAGCGTTACGCCAAAAAATATATTTTTTATTCTATTCATGGTCTGTACACAGGATCAGTCGTGAGTGATGTATTTGAGCGCAGCCGCAGCAAGCATATCTGCGCGGTTGTTTAAATACCATTTTAGCCAATCCATCGGCTCGATGTCAATATTCGGTGGTTTCTTATGACTACGTATATGTTCTAGCGTTACTTTACGGGTTTTTCTCATCGCGTCCAATTTTGCCTGAGTAGATGCGACCAAATCAAGGTTTTCTTTCTCACAGAGAGCACTCTTTGCCGGATCTGCAAACCATTTACGCGACCAAACATCTACTGTATTAAGGGTATATTGACTATCGGACATAATAACGACATCACCGTCCAAACATTCTTCGGATATTTTGTCTAGTAGTACGTTAAGTGCAGTTAATTCTCCGCGATTTGATGTTGGAGTCATTTCATTTGCATTGAAAATTTTCAATGTCGCGACAGTTCCATCACTTCTTCGGTACTCTCTTCGCCGGGATTTTATTAGTTGTTCTAATCCGTCATTCATGATTTCTTTGTTGATTAGTCCATTAAAATTATATATTTCTATACTGTCTTCTATCTTTGCGTCACGCTCACTACCGGCTGCCTTCCATTCGCCAGCAAATGTAATTAGCGTATCAATAGAATCATGATGGAGAATTGTAACTCCATATGAAGCAATGCATGTTGGTTTGCCATTTCCAATGGCTCCTCCGTCGCATGCGGCTATTATGGTTTTATTCGCGGCTAATTGCCTGAATATGTTTACTGCAAGGGGAGATAGCAGAGTACTCATTATACATACAGAATTGAAAATTCAAAATTGAAAATGCATACATGGAATATATCTCTATATTCACACGGCAATGAGCGCCGCATTAGAAACTGAAATAATTAAGATATTAGCCAATGCACCATTCCCAATTACTGTAGCGCAAATACTCAATAAATATTCAACGATTGCAATGGAGGACGCGCAAATTGGTGGGGCGAAACAATTGCCAAAACCAAATAAAAAAGAAATAAATTCTATCCTCTTTAGACTAAAGGGAGAAAAATTGCAATGCTATTCTGAATTTTCCCCACCGTCATGGGCGATTATTGGAAAGTTTCCTGAATACAATAGAAATCAATTTATGTAATTTCATTTTATAATACCAGCCGCGCAGCGACGGATTTGACCGCGGCGACCGAAGGGAGCAAGAGCGGTCAAATCCTAGCAAGCGATTTCATAGCGCAGCTATGAAATAACGGTCAGTATAGATTTTTTATTTAATTTTCCGCTTTCATGTAATTCACGCGCCTCATTGTATTCAACAACATCGCTATCTG